ATCCAACCTTTACCGGGCTGTTCGCACTGAGCAATCTTAACTAGCATCTTTCAAGTAGGAGGATACTCCTGCTTCATTTTAGGCATAGGGATAAGCAGACTTGCTGCCACGATTACCATACTAAGAGTTCCCAATGTTTACCACCTCACATCCGTCTGCTGTACAAGCCAGAGTTTGACTAGAATCAGTATTGTCCTCCAACTCGTAATCACTAAGTTGGCTCCAATCAATACTCTTTGGAGAAGCCTCTACCAGAGACTCGTACTCTTCCTTAGTGATCTCCTCGTAAGGAGCCTGACGATAAGTATGATCAGACTTAGGCAAGAATGAGATACCAGACACACTATCAAAGTTCTCGTATACCCAAGCACCAACTTCCATCCACTCGTGCTCCTCAACACTAACCGTGATACTAGGCTTGTGCTCGCACCAAGCATCCTGATACGCCTTCCACAACTCTAGATGATCAATAGCCGTGAAAGCCTTTTTACGGGTCGTAGGAGCCTTCTGAGGGAACGAGAAGACCATGATCTCAGGATTAGTTACATCAGGCTCACAAGGCACTCCAGAGGCTTCTAAGAAGCGTGTGAGAGGATCCTTGATATCTCCACGGACACGCCTAATATAATAAGGAGCGTAGCGAGGATGAATACCACTAGCGGAATCCACAAGTTGCGACACAGTACCGCTAGGCTTGACACAAGTAATAGCAGTAGACTGCGGAATCTTGAGAGCCTTAGCGAAATCACTATTAGTTTTAATTGCAACTTCTCGCATCTCCTTAAGATTAGGCGCGATCTGCATCGTACCATTACCCGTCAACCACTTAGAGTCGAAGATTCCCGTGAGCGACACACCAAGCAGACGCTCCTCTTCCGTGTTCTGCTTCCACACCTTACGCAAATACTTAAAGTCTGTGAGAGTAGCCTGCATCGTACCAAGAATCGTAGCCAACCGAACCTTACGCTTAAGTGCGTCAAGACTATCATCTGCACGAACCACAACCTCAGTAAGATTACAAAACTGGTGCGGACGTAGAATAATCTCAGAGCATGGATTAGTGCCAAACGCATACTCAGTATCACGCCTCCCATTCTTTGCAGCCTGCTTGATTGCAGCCTCACGATTAAAGATACCACGCTCACCAGATTTAGACTGGTATAGGCTTAGCCATTCTTCCATGAACGCATCCATACCCGGCTTTTCCGAGTACGCAACACTATTATTTGCAAGCGCCCGTTGCTGATTGTCTTCCCACCATTGTCCAGACTTCGCGTTACGCATACGTCCATCGGATAGATTGGATAGACTAATGAGGGCTGAGCGCCTAACTCCACCAACCACGACCACTTCAGCAATCTTACATACAAGATCATGACACTCCAAACTAGTTAACTTACGTCCAGCAGCACTCTCAAATAATCTAGTAGTAAACTTAAACAAGTCCTCTAGTGGTGCAGGGCCAGATGCTCGCCCACCAAACGTCTTAAGACGAGCACCAGACGGTCGTACTTGAGAATAATCAATGCTAGGCTTTTGTCCAGCATACAGCATAGCGATCAACTCTCGTAGTGCTCGCGCCCAACCAGCCTTAGAATCAGCAACAGTAATGATAGTGGTACTATCTTCGAAGTGCTCATTCACTACGGGCAACTGATTAATATCATCACGCTCTACCGAGAAGCCTACACCCACACCATTCATGAGGATATACAAGATCTCGTCAAAGCATCGGGGATGATTGATTGGAGTGTAAGAACAATTATACCCAGCCACATTCTCACGAGTCAATGCGGGACCAGCAGTCATTAGTGCTCGCATACTAGGCATAACTTCTAGGCTAAGGATAGCGTCAAGCAACTCTGCCTTCAACTCTGCTGGCATCTTATAATTATTATTAACTCGCAAGTGCTGATCCATAAACTCTACATAACGACTGACCGTTTCGGGCCAGTACTCTCTACGATTCTCAGAGTCAAGCCAGCGAGCATAACGACTCGTAGCAATGAACGTCTGATAATCAGTTGGCAAACCCATCATATTTAACCTTTCTATAAATTCTTCTATATTATTACTAGTAGGGCTGGAGAGAATCGAACTCTCACACCCAAGGGTAACGGATTTTAAGTCCGGCGCGTCTACCAATTCCGCCACAGCCCCATTATTATTTACCAAAACTAGTGGCTCTCAACAAACGAGAACCATAAGATACCATATGCGGCTTACCACCAGTAATAAACCAGTAACCATTGCACCAGTTAGGGAAGGTAGTTGTGCCTTGCAAGTACTCTGTCTGAGGAATGTTAAAGAAACCACCTAGTTCTCCTACGATGTACTCCCCACAAGGCGACCAGCCCATAGCACAATGATGCGTATGAGCAGTAAGCGTATGACACTTCTTAGTCTCACTAATCGCTAGCGGATTATTAAGAGGATTACGCGAGTACGTTGTAGGATGAGCAATAAAGTAACGCTGCTTATTACTCGTCAAGTAACAATTATCTAGGTTACTAAACTTGATCCTAGTACCATTACGATTAATACCAGCAAACACATTATCCATAGATTCTACAAATGACTCGCGGTACTCTGTCGTCTTAGTAAACCTATAATCATGATTGCCTTTTAGGAACACAATGTTCTTAAAATTATTGCATAGGATCTCCATGAGGTTACGAGCCTCTTCAAGTTCCTTCTTAATTCCAGCACTCTTCTGCTTAGGATAATACTGACTAAGCGAGTCACCGTTAAGGAAGTCTCCTGCGATTAGCAGGTTAGAATACGACTCTGCCTCGTCAAGGAACATATTAACAAGTTTAGCATCATACAAAGGTACATGCCAATCAGCGGTAACAGCCCAATCACCTTTCAACTCTAGCGGCTTATCAAGCCCAAACTCAAACCTACTAGCATCATTCATATCTACTCTCATACAGACTCTCCATTCATAATTAGTGTCAAAGCGTAAAGCCCATCATGCAACCTACGATTAACTTGACGAGTTGTTACACTATCTTTCTCTGCTTGCTCTTGGATAGGAACACCATTAACAAACACGTTTACAACCGTGAAATACAAGACTGCACTCTGCCGCTTTAAAGCCTTTAAACCAATCTCAAGATCCATCTTATAAAACGAGAACGTCGAATCAGGGTGTTGTTGTAATGTATAATAACTTCTCAATAAGTTCTCTACCATACTATTTGTGTAACTCATCGACCATTACCTCATAACTAACACTCTGAAAGTGCCTTAATCGTTTTACATAACGAACCCAATTCTTTAATCTATTGTATACGGCTTGACTAACGTATTGAGGATCTGCGTCAGGAGGACACAACCAAACTGCGATCATGCCCTCCTGATACAAATCATCATATTCTGCTGCTTTTCGAAACTTGTACGCAGCATTAGCAATAACCTTCTCGTATTCCCCGACTCTAATATTGTCGGGATCTAACATTAGAAGGGGAAGTCGTCCCCAGTAGCAGCCGGAGCAGCGGCAGCGGCCTTGGGAGCCTGTGCCGTGTTATCTCCAGCGATACGAATGATAGTCGTGGCAGACAGGTTATTATACGTCACCTGCTCACCATCCTTGTTCTGACCGGCGCTCTGCGAATGCTTGCCGTCACAAACAAGAAAGTCACCCTTGGCAACAGGAATGTTATCCTTGTCAGGCCACAGCGTAACACTAAAATTCTTGTTAGAACCAATAGCACGGATCACAACGTCGCGAACCTGTTTATCACCAGCGGTGCGCTGACGCGGGTCGAACTGAACAATTCCTGCAATAGTAATGTACTCACTCATTTGTATCTTCCTTATCTTCGGCGTGGATCTCATTCCACATTTTTGTGTATGTATTATATGGTACTACTACGAACCTTCTACCAGTGTGTGCTTCTCGCAAAAATAATGCCCATTCTTTACCTCTCGCATTATGAGCGGCTTGTTCTAGGTCTGCATTCTTGAGCGATAATCGTTTCTGGTACTTGCATTCAGGAGCGAATCCGTCTGGAAGGTCAATTACATCTGGAACATCAAAGCCTCTAGGCCCAGTACGGGTACCGCCTAGGTCCCTAGCGACTTCTCTCTCCCAATCCTTCCATTGTTTACTCTGCTTCGTCACCTTGCTCGTCCCCCGGATCTGTATCAGTTAAGAACTCTGGCCCACTCATCTCCTCCTCCCAACTCTTGTAAGTGTCGGGAAGGATAGCCAGCAGAGCCTTAGCATCCTCGTTAGCAGCAAACACTGCCACAGCAGACTTATCGTCTGTACTGATGTAATAGGGAGCGTCTACCACAGAACGAGCGGTAAGGAACTCCAACACACCAGCAATGGTGTGTCCAAGATTATCTTCCTGCTGCTCTGCAATTAACTTATGCATAGCCGAATCATACTCAATAGGTTTATCAGTCATAAAATTCACCTCCTTAGAAAGCATCAGTTGTTGTTACCAATTCAACTCGCCCATCAATAGTATCACAGATTTCGACTTTTGTCAAGCCGCCAGCCTGTGTTCGTCTACTCTTGAAGTGGACTAGGTTGAACGTACTAGCACCCGTTTTACGGGCTTCAATGCCACAATCAATTGCGGCACCAATGTCTGACGAGCCTCTCGTCCTGACGTACGACGAGTTAGACTCACTCTTGTTTGTGTGGTGTAGGATTAGTACTGCTGCGCCAGTCTCACGACATAGCACGTTGATACTATCGTTGAATAGGCTAGCCATTTCGCCAGCATTATTCTCATCCTTGGTATGGAATCGTGTAAGAGAGTCTAGCACGATCATGGTAGGCTCGTATGTGATAGCCTCGTCTAGCAGACGATCAAAGTTACGGTCAAGGCGAACGCCCTGACGATGCAAGTATCGAAGATTATCAACATTGTCAGCGCCTAGTTGCTTGAGGCGATGATACACAACGTCATGCGGATTCTCTTCATCGACGTACAAGACTTTACCATGATGATTCAACTCGTGACCAACCCAAGTTTTATGCTCGTTAGCCATTGCTACGGCTAGGCTAAGGCTGATCCACGACTTGCCTACATTGGGTTCACCAACAATTAGAGTAGTGTCTCCCTTACAGATAAGGCCCTTCACGAGCCACTCGTAATCAGGAGGCGGCATGTTAAGATCAAGAGCCTTGTAATGATAATTACCGTCAAGGCTTTTCTTTACAATATCTTTGAAGGTATCGTTAGTGTACTCTGCGAAGAACTCACAAATATCTTTTACATTATCTGGGAGAACGACACGACGAGCCTTGCTGCCTAGCATTCCACGCATCCTACCCCAAGCAGCATCCACCGTACTACGAACATTATACGTCTGATCATTGTCAAGGACAACAAAGATACGATCATACTTATCTAGCGGCTTGAGCATCTCCTCTCGGAAAGTATTAAAGCCGGGGATACCATACACATTATGATAACCTTCTTGCCAGACACGCATAGTATCTGACTCTCCTTCTACAAGGAAACAATAAGACGTATCTTCTGGCATGAGTTGTGCGTGATACAAGCAGACCTTAGCGTCCTTGCTGAATCGGAACTCTCGATTCTCACCCATCTTACGATACCGCTCACCAGTATCGTATGGGAATGTCATCCACTCGTCAGAGTTGGAGAACACGCCGAATGCTTCTAGAGTCTCACCTGTGATACCACGCTCATTCTCAAACCAATTCTTATGCGACTCGTTAATCATTCTATTCTCCTTAGTTCATCACTCGGATAAAAGCACTAACGTCAGCAACCCGACGCTCCATAAGAGCGACCATACCACCATCACTAGGATTAGAACCACTCGTGTTACCTTCAATACTTGTAAACGTCTTACGCTTACCGGGGACAATATTTACAATGCCAACATGATCAGGGACACCATCCTTCTTCCAGTCGAAGAGTACAATGTCACCAACCTGTACGTCAGCAACCTTAACGATCTTCAGTCCGTTACGCATTGCCTTAGCATCAGCGAGCATGTAGGGACAATAAGCATACTTACTGCCCTTAACAAACGACTTGCTCTTGGCCTGACTAAAACAATACGTGACAAACATAGCGCACCACGGGCCACGCATACCATACCAATTACTGAATAGGCAGATGTTAGATCCCGGCGGCTGCTCACTAACGCCAATAAAACGACTAGCAATATCAAGAGCGTCAGCGCCAACATACCGCTGCTTGCTACGAGACTTGGCTCGCTGCTTCATCAGAAGCGTAGGCTTAGTCTTACCACTAAGCAGCAGGGACAGCGTATCATTAAACTCGCTATCAACATTCTTCTCAGCATAACCAATGTCCCACTTAGCAGCCTTAGTAGCAGCAGCCGTGTTAGGACCATACAATGCGTCAATCTTATCAGTGTAGTAACCCTGCTTCTTCAAGAGAGTTTGTGCTGCACTAACGTCAGCACCCTTCATGTTCGGACTAGTCAATACTAGTGCTCTCATACCATACTCCTCTGTAGTTTAGTTTGTTCTTGCTCATAAATATAGATGAGCCGATCAACGTACCATTTTGCTTTAAGTAGGTCCTCCATACCATTCTTGTGACGATACCTAGCAATATACTTTAGCACATTACCTTGGTGATAGTCAAGCCCTAAGCCTTCAATGGCTGTGATGACTTCCATATCTCCTTGGGTGTAATGCTTGGGACTGTTTACTGGATCATCAATTGCCACTATACGCCTCCTTCTCTGCCCAGTTTGTAGTAGAAATTTCGCAGTCTGTTTCTATACTAACGAATTTCTCTACGGTTTTATTCCCCATAAGGTTAGGGATTGTGTTAACGAGTCTACTAATCTCGCTTGTTACAGCGTCTAGGATAATCTCATCATGCACGATATTTACTATATGTGTAGCATATTTCGCATCTAGTAGATTGCTGACTCGTACTACGGATTCTCTCATTAGGTCTGCTGCGCTGCCTTGAATGAGAGCATTGAGGGCTTTGTGCTCTGATTCTACATGCAAGCGACGACCATACAGGTTCGTGATGTAACCCTTCTGTTGGATTGTCTGAGCGATCTGCTCGTTAAGGATCTTAATCCCCGGACGAGTAGTGTGATACGCCGCTAGGAGCCTCTTAGCCTCCTTAAAATCGACGCTAAGTTGACGCATGATAGTCGGTGCTCCACCACCATAGATGATACTAAAGTTTAGGGTCTTACCTACTTGCCTCTGCTCATCATCTACTTTTTCTTGGTTATACAATCCTTGCGCTGTGACAAGATGCGGATCCGATCCATTGTTGATTTCGGTCGCCAATGAATAATCGCTGATTCCCCTTGCCAAGTAGTATGCGAGCAGCCTGACTTCGATTGCTTTGTAGTCGAAGAATAAGAATGCATCGAATTTGGGGACAAATGCTCGTTTAACATCTTTCTGACTCCTTGGAATATTCTGCACATTCATGCAAATTTCTCCTGAATTTTAGGATAATACTTAGCAGAGATTTCTGCTACGCGCTGTTGAATCTCAGCATTATGCACTCGTTGAGCCGTGCTAGAACTAATATACTGTTTATACAATAATTGGTCAATATGATGATACTTATAGGCGAGCATGGTGCGAACCATTAACTCATAATCATCTGCGACTTTATAAGACGGATTATGACCACCAATATCACGATAAGCACTACGATCCCAAGCACGAACATGATTAGGCATACTAACAATATGACTCATAGTAGTAGCATTGATTTCTGGTGAGCGCATGACCCACACATTATACTCATCATCCCAATAATCAGAGCCGTAACCAAACGCCCAGCCTTCGGGATAACGACACGACTGATTCTGCTCATTAATTTCGCAACAATTA